AATGCAGGAAAACATATCTTCTTCAAACCAAATAACACTACGCAGACTTACTTCACATTTGAATCATCCATAATCACTCCAACACTAGCATTAGATTCATTTAAAGAAACTTTAGATCAATTAAGTTCAGTTCCTAAGATAAATCCACTCTAAAATTAATTAAGATAATTGTTGATATATTTATATATATAAGTATATAATCTACTTATGTTAAACAAAAAAGGAGTAATTAACATGAAAAAATATAATCAAGTACCTGAAAAAGTGCAAAAAGCTATTAGACAGCTTAGTATTGAAGAACTAAGAATAGTATTTAAGGAATGTCTTTACAATAAAAAAATTGATAAAGATAAAAAGGCTGTTTTTTGTAAGTATGTTGAAAAAAGGTTAAATAAGCTGTTGAAGCAAAAAGACTACAACGATACAAGCATATCTGATAAAGAGTATATTGCTAGATGGGAGAGTAAATAATGAGATATGTATTAGAAGTATATCTGCCTAAGTGCGATGGTTGGTTTACCACATTTAAAGGTAAGTCACTTATCGAACTTGGCAGACAGATCACTAAGTGCCAAAAGGCAAATCACAAATATAGAGTTAGTAAGGAGAAAAAATGATAAATTTAAAATTAACAAAAAAACAAGCAGAAGTAGTTAGTTACTGGCTTGAATATGGTGATTGTGCTTCAAATGAAAATTATGAAATTGCCAAAAAACGCTGTAAAGATGAAATCTTACGACAATGGATAGATTCTGAAAGAAAAGATAGAGAGTTTTGGAAATATCATGCTAAGGCTTGTGGCGATATATTTTTTAAATTGCGTAAACAAATTAATGAGGAGAAGAAATAATGTTGATATATCAAATAAATTCATCTGTTTATAATAAAACTTTTGATTGGTCATTTACAGAAGAATGTCAAATCAAACAATATTACGACACTTGGATTCCTAAGAAGTCTGATTTAATAGTCTATGAGAAAGATAAGTTAATTAGAAAAACTGTTTTACAAGAGTTATGGGAAGATATTGAAGTTGATAATCAATTTATTAGAAACAGGATAAATGCAAAGGCTAGAGAGAGGAGAAAAAAAATTGAGAGATAAACAAAAACAAAAAGTTTACACATGGGAAAATTCACAATCTTGGATGACAAAAAAAAGTTATCTATCCCAAGATCAATGTAAAGCTGTTATTAAAAGGTTAAATAAAATTTTTAATCGCAAAGTTATAATTAAATTTATAAATGGTAATGGTAGTTGTACTGCATATCATAATGAAATTGTTATCAGAAATAATTGGGGTAGGTCTTATGGAGTTCTACTTCACGAATTTGCTCATTGTATTTCTAATGATGCACATGGTAAAAATTTTGTTGCTGAGTATTGTATGCTTTTGCATTACTTACATCCTGAACAACCCACAATAAAATCATTAGCAAAAAGTTTGAATGAACAAAATGTAGATTTTAGTTCTTTTGATAAAACTCTTGTCAATAGAAAGTTATCTAAAAGACACAAACCATTTCCAGAAGTAAGCACAGTAGTCATACCAGAAGCAATAAGATATGTTTATAAAAGAGAAAGTTATAAACAAAAATGCAGGAAACTATCACTTAAATATGATTGGTTGATAATAGAAAGAGATTGGGATGTTTATGATTTTACTATAGATGTTTATGATAAAAGAGATTTGATAAGAGATGAACTGAATTATGATGATGTAGAAACTCATTCATGGAAAGAAGCATATATGAGTGCAAAAAATTTAGTAGAAAGAGTAGGTGTTAATTAAATGTCTAATCCATTTCAAAAGGCTTGTGATATTTTGGAACAGCAAACTAGAGTAGATATTGCTGAAGAAGAATTAGCACAAGCTGAAGAAATGGTAGTAGAGAAACGCAATAACTTATTTAACGAAATAGCAAAATTAAAGGAGTTACAAAGTGAGTAGAAATATTACTTTTAATTTATTAGGTGGTGGAGTAATCAATATACCAATTAGATCAATTAGTGGATTCTATAAAGATGATATTACTGGCGAAGTTATTTTAGAGGTTTGTAATGAAGAATATAAACTTAGAGATTCAATAGATGAAGTCAAATACTTGTTGGGATTGGCAACATGAAAGCAATAGGTAAGATAACAAGAGATGATTATTGCACACATTCCTTAGTGCCATATTTATTTGATAAAGGACATTTTAAAAGTAAACAAGAGGTGTTAAATGATTGCATTAGGGCAAGGCATGGCGAGAGTATAAGAACGCCACAAACACTTCGACAGCGTACAGGAGATGTATTGGAAAAACCTTTAATACAAGAATGTATGAAAAGACTAGGCATAGATAATTATGAAGATAGGATTACAGAAAAAGTTATACATCCTATGCTTCCATTAGAGGGATCATTAGATGGTATGGCATATCCAGAAAAGCTAACTATAAAAGAAGATAAAGAAAATGGCATCCACACATTAGATAGTTCAGAAGTTTATCTAAATGGTAATACGCCAATAGAAGTTAAATGCACTAGCATCTATCCTGATGATGTGCCACCTGATTGGTTAGGTGTTTTGCAACTCAAAGCTGCTATGTCAACCACACAAGCACAAGCAGGTATTTTACTGATCCTTTTTCAATCAACTGATCTGCGTACATATGTAATACCAAAAGATTATGAATTTGAAAAAGAACTTGCTGATAAGGTTATTGATTTTAATAGAAGAATAGATGAAGAAGATTATTACACGCCACAAGTCACAAATGATGCTCACATCAAATATCCAAATGCAAATGATGAAACTAAAATATTAAGTGAAGAAACATCTGAACTATTAAAACAACATGAACAAACTAAAGAGATGATAGCCAGTTTGAAAGAAGTAAATGAAAAGATACAAGCACAAATCATGGATGAAATGGGTAATGCTTCTATTGGTAGAACTGGTGATTGGATAGTTCAATGGAAGATGCGTAAGTATAAAGCACAACCAGAAAAGATAGTGCCACCAAAAGATGCTTATGAGATTAGAAGTAAAACATTAACCATAAAGAAAAGTGGGTAAACTATTTGATGATGTAGAGTGTGTTGTAGTTGGTAAATATACAGTTGAGCAAATTAATTATGAAGATACAAAACCATTTATATTGGACATACATTATTCAAAGAGGATGCCATCAATAAGTTATGCTTATGGACTATTTTATATGAATAAAATTATAGGTATAGTTTCTTATGGTTTTCCACCATCTCCAGCTCTATGTAAAGGTATTGCTGGTGAAGAATATAGAAATGATGTATTAGAACTTAACAGGTTAGTTTTAAAATATAATGAAAAAAATCAAGCATCAATGTTGATTTCTGCTTCTTTTAAATTATTACCAAAACCAAAAATTATAGTTTCTTATGCTGATACAGAACAAGATCATATTGGTATTGTTTATCAAGCAACTAACTTTATTTATACAGGACTATCAGACAAAAGAAAAGAATGGAGAATTAAAGGTAGCAACTTACATAGCAAAACAGTTTGTGAATCTTATACATTAGAAGAACGCAAAAAAAATATTAATAAATTTATACAGGTTGATAGACCTAGAAAACATCGATACATTTATTTGCTTGGTAATAAATTAGAAAAGAAGATTTTAAGAAATGCTTTAAGATATAAAGAACAAGAATATCCAAAAAAAGGGCAAATAGATATATGAGAGTGTATAGGTGTTATGGAGAGTTTATCCTTTGCCCTTAAGTTGATTATAGGAGAAAAGCAAGAAAGTATTAATTAACTATGGTAATAAAGTCATATTAATATTAATATTTATATGGAGAGTTTATATGGAAGATAATTATAAAAAAGCACTTTGGATTCCAACCGATTTACATACTGAGATAAAAATATTTGCTGCAAAAAATAACATGAGTATAGAATCTGCCAGTCAGCTTTTATTAAAGTTGGGTGTTTGCAGTTATGAGGAGAAAAATTTTAATGACACAGAATAAAGAAGCTAAAGAAAAAAGAAGAAAAGAAATAGCAGAAGAAAAGAAAGATAAAAAAATCAAATGGATTTATTTTCAAAAAGGTGCTGGAAAGCATTATAAAGAAATAGCTTATATGAGTGGTAGGATTGTTAGGACTGATTATGGTGAACTCTAGGAATAAAGGTGCTGCATTTGAAAGATTTATTGTTAATAAAATAAACAATTATTTTGAATCTAAGAATATAGATAAAAGGGTAAAAAGAAATTTAGATCAATACCAAGAAAAAGGACAAGCAGACATATATTTAGACAACATAGCTATAGAGTGTAAGAGGTATAAATCAGGTTCTAAAATGCCAAGAAATGATTGGTGGACTCAAACACTAGAATCTGCTGGTGATAAATATATACCTATACTAATATGGAAATATGATAGGAAAACTCCACAATGTATAGTACCAGCATGGTTAATGTCAAATGTTCCAAAATCAAACAAAATTACTTTAATGTGTTCATTAATAGACTTGTGTGAGAACATCGATGAAGTCTTACAAAAAGCTAATGGATGTAAATAGTTTTATGCTAGAAGAGGAGTTTGATATTTATTGTAGAGAACGCTTTGACAGAATAAATATTGCTTGTGATTTTTTAGGAATCATAAATGATGAGGATTATGTTAGTTTTAAGGAAAGAAATTACACAACCCTTGAAGCTGATTTTTTAAACAGTATTGATAAAACAATACATTAATAGGAGAGTATATATGAGTGATATATTAGGTGGAATGAGTAGTGGTGGAGAATCCCCTTACTTAAAATGGAAAACAGGAGATATGAGTTTTTATAATGGAGATACGCCATTAGAGTTTCAATATCTACAACTTGATCCTACTACTTTTTTGAGTGGTTGGGGTGCTTACAAACAAGTATCGGGTTATGACTTTGTTTGGGATAAAAAATTTGGAGTTCCTGAAAATAAACCAGACAATGATTATAAAAGAGCATTTTCAGCTTGGGTGTTGCCACAAGGCCTATCCAGACCTTTATTATGGCAGAATATGACATTTGCAGAAACACAAGCATTTAATAAGATACTTGCTTTGTTCTGGAATGATAAAGACAAGCATAGTGATTTATTACCTGTTGTTAAGTTTACAGGTGCTAAAAAACTACAGGTTGGTTTAGGACAATCAAGTGAATTAAGTTTTGAGTTTGCTAAGTTTGCACCTAGATCAAATGAGTTTGTAATTCCAAGTTGGTACTATGAAGATAATGATACTTCTGATGTAAAAGGTAATGATGGTCTTTCTGATTTAGTTAATAAACAAATCAATGACAATAATGATTTATTAACAGATGATGATATACCTTTTTGATGCAGAACATAGATTGGCAAAAAATAGCACCTGAGTTAGCAAAAGAACTTTTAGGAGAACCTAAAACAGCAACATCTACCGAATACAGATGGGGTAATAAAGGTTCTTTAGTTCTAAATCTAAATGATGCTACTTGGTATGATTTTGAAAATGATACAGGTGGTGGTATTGTTGATCTTATAAAACATCTAAATAAAGATGTAGCAGTAATATTAAAGCAGTATGGTTATGATTTAGCACCACGGCGTAATTACTCCTCTACAAATGGAACAACCCCTAGTGTTCCTAAAAGTGGTGCTAAATCTTTTACTAGGCAACAAATGGTTGATCTGTATAGACAAGCAATAATAAAGGTCAAATATGCCGATAACTTCTTAGTTCTTAGATTTCCTGATGGTCATTTCATAAAACAAAAATACGCACCTTTTACTTTAAATACAGATGGTTCTTGGTCAATGAAAAGACCTGATGGCACTTTACCTATATACATAGAAGAAAAGCATTTAGATAAACCAGTTATTGTCAATGAGGGAGAAAAGGCTCTATTAGGATGTCAGCAGATATATAACTATGACTGTTGTACTTGGCATGGTGGAGTTAATGCTTGGGATAAAGCAGACTGGTCTAAGATTTATAATAGAGAAGTTTACATCTTTCCAGACAATGATGAAGCTGGTAAGAAGTGTGCAAATGAAATAGCAAGACATTTAAAGCAAAATGGATGTAGTGTTTCTATTGCTAATCCACCAAAAGACTTTAACGAAAAATATGATTTATATGATGCATATGAAACTAACTACTTTAAATCATCTGCTGATTTAGTTAATTACATAAAACAAAACAAACTAAAACCACCAAGAGGTTCTTTATACTTTCAAAGTGTAAATCAGATTTTGGACAATCTAACTGAACCTGATTGGTTAGTAGATAGAGTGTGCGAAAGAGGTACAGTAATGTCTATCTTCGGATCACCTAAATCAGGTAAGTCATTTATTGCAATAGCTATGGCTTGTGCTGTTAGTTCAGGAGAAGATTTTTATGGATTCAATACACAAGCATCAACTGTTTTATATTTAGCTGGTGAGGGTTTTGTTGGAGTGGGTAGAAGAATAAAAGCATATGAAGAATTTTACAGTAAAAATATAAGTGACAAACCATTATTAGTTTCTAATAGAGGATCAAGAATTGGAGATGATGAAGAATTTGCTATGCTGCAAAATGTTTGCAGAGATATAGAAGTAGAGCAAGGTAATATAGGTATGATAATTATTGATACTTTAGCTAGAAACTATGGACTAAATGAGAACTCTACAGAAGATATGAATAAGTTTATTCAAAGGGTAGATGAACTAAAAGAAGAATTTAATGCAACTATAGTAATAGTACATCACACAGGTCATGGTAGTAATGGTAGGGCAAGAGGAAGTTCTGTATTACCAGCAGCTTTAGATTATGAGTTTAGAGTAGATAGAGATAAAAATAGCGATGATAAAGCTATGCTTGTTACTGTAAAGCAAACGCTAGTAAAAGATGGTACTCCGATTGATGATTTATATTTTCAATTTAAAGAACAAACACTTTATGGATATGAGGGTGTAACATCAGGTGTACTAGCTATAACTGATGAATCTCCTAAAAAACTTGGACTGACAAGAGCAAGAGAAGAAACAATAAAAGCTATAGAGGATTATCAGAAAGAGAAAGAGCCAAATGATCCTGTAAGTGTTTGGGTTAAGTTTACGATACTTAAAGCTAGAATGGATATATCAGATAGTGCATTGAAATCAAGATTAGCTGATTTAAAAGACATGGAATTAGTACATTATAAAGAGGGATATGGCTATCAGGCTAAATCTTTTGATAATGCGGTTTTTTAATATGGTCG